TGAGTCCATAGGCTATACAGAATACCCTGTAGGCCCAGAACTAGGAATTATGTCGAAAATACTAGATGGCGGTCTCTTAGGAGGAGAAGGCTTCTTAGGAGGAGTTTTCTTAGGCGGAACTGATTTGCCACGGCCTGGCCCCTTAGTCACAGGTCCTCCACGCACAGGTCTATTACTCCCAGACCCTTTACGCCTATCTCCACTCACAGGCTTGGGAGGAGTCTTCTTTGGAGGAGTAGGTCTTTTCGGAGGAGTCTTCTTCGGAGGAGGCTTCTTGTACGGATCTGGTAATTCCTGCCTAACTTCTTTTCCCGTTGTCAAATCAATAGGCGCGGGCATTACTTGAGCGCCCATTGTGCCAGGGCGGCGTTTCGGCATAGGGGGCTGATACATACGATTGCCCGTTATAGGGTCGTCGTAGTATTCCCCTCCAGGCGTTACCCCTTCAGGCAGCGATATCTCTGATGCTTCTCCTCCAGCAGCTTCTCGCACTTGATCAACAAGTTTTTCTAGCAAGCCGCTTGGAGGTGGCATTACTTCTGTCGGAGGTGGCGTTACTGCTGCTGGGGCAGAAGATAACCTTAAATCCTCTTTTGATAAGGTGGGATCAAACGTGCCTATATTTACATCAATCTTTGCGGTGGGATCTTCTTGTTGTTGATCCATTGCCACAATTACTTCTGGTGGCAAATTGCTGTCTGCAGCACGCAGAAGGACATCTACTCCATAATCGCTCGCGTCCCCAGGTATTACAGGGGCAGGCGGCGGGCTAGGCATGCCAGGTGTTGGCCCTGGATAATAACCCGTTGGACCCTCAGTATCTGTGTACACCAAATCCGCCTGATAGTCATTGCTTGGCGCTGTTATAGACTCACCTCTTAAATCAGGGTCAATTATAGGCGGTGGTGGAGGTGTTGGCGCTGGTTCAGGTGCTGGTTCAGGTGCTGGTCCTGCCGTAGGTGGCGGCGGCGGTGGAGGCAACACAATCGGATTAGGCTGTGGTGCCCTCTTCTTTGTGGGTTCTAGCCCAGCATATTGCATCATCGGGGTTGTCGGCATTGTCGCGCCGTATCCACCAAACTGCGTTTGAGGCGCGGCAATGGAAGATGTCCCAGCACCAGCAAAGGGGATCACTGGGCCTGGCGGTCTAACAGGCCCAACAGTTATAGGCGGCCTAGGACGCCCCATACCTGCTTGAGCTCGCCTAAGTATCTCTATCTCTAGATCATTTAGCATTGGTGGTCTAACAGCCATTGATAATTACTGCCTTTCTAGACCTAGCATTCGATACATTCCCATATCTTGCCCCGACCTTGGCCTCTCTATAGGGCTTATTTCAATCTGGCCTGGCCCTTGGTATACGGGACTTCGCCTACGCATCAATTGTTCTCGGCCTGTTGTCGCTCTTGGCATGGGGCGTTCGCCTTGTTGTTGTTGCAGGCGTGCTATGGGAGGCCTTGCATCTATTTGTTGCAAGCGTGCTTGCGCTTTTAAACCCCCTTGTGGCATCTGGCCGCCTTCTAGCCTGAGGTTTCTCACTCTTTGGTCCATCACGGGGGGAGTATAATTAATGCCCACTCGTTGATTCGTAGGCTGCTGTTGCATATCAAATCCGCCGCCAAACCGGGGAGGTTGCCCAAACTGGAACGGGGAAGGACCACTAATCTGAAGGCCGGGGAATCGTTGTGAGGGAAACCCACCCATGCCCATACCAAAGCCAGGTTGTTGCATACCAAAGCCACCCCCGAACTGAGGGGGTTGCATACCAAAACCTCCACCGAACCCAAGCTGCTGCATGCCAAAGCCGCCAAAGCTGGGTTGTTGCATACCAAAACCTCCACCGAATTGAGGAGGCTGCATTCCGAATCCGCCCCCAAAACCGCCTCCGAACCCACCAAAGCTAGGCTGTTGCATGCCAAAAACACCGCCAAAACTGGGTTGCTGCATGCCAAAGCGCGGCTGCTGCATCCCAAAACCTCCACCAAATTGGGGCTGTTGCATCTGTTGTGCTTGCTGCTGCATGCCTCGCCCCATTGCTTGCCCAAACGGGTTCTGCTGGGGGGTATACTGCTGTTGAGAGAAAGGCATCATGCCGGGGCCGGGGTAGTTCATTAGAAGATTCCGCTGAACTTCTTGCCGCGCAAAGCTGCGCCACCGCCACGCATCTCACCTGCGCCGAAAGGCTTAGAGGATGTCGGTGTAGCAATGGCTTCGCCTTTTGCGTAATTAACCGTGCCTTGGTCCTTTACCGTTGTCTTACTGTCTAAGACCTTAGGATCTTTGAAGGATGTTTGACGTTTAATCGGATTCATCTACTTTTCCTCTGTATTACTGCCTAGGACCAAAAAAGGTTTTCGTCATCTCTTCGGCAGTCTTCGCCATCTGTTGCTGGCGAGATAATTCAATTCGATCTTGTGCAGTATCGTTCCTCATCCCAGCAATCGCAACCTGTGCGCCTAATCTTTCGTTAGCAATGTCTTCCTGTTGGTCTAAACGCTGCTGTTCAAGATCAATCCTTTGCTGCGCTTCCTGCGCCTTACGATCGACATCTGCTGCCTTAATCTCCAGTTCTTCCTGCCTCAATCCGACTAGCGGGTCTTCTTGGTTAGGCATTTCAAACTGCGGAGCAAGTTCTTCAAGAATCTGAGTGGTCATCTGCGCCACCTTGTCTTCTACCACCAACTGCATCTGTTGTTGCATCTGTTGCATTTGTTGTTGCATTTGTTGTGCTTGCTGCTGCATCGCAGGGTCAGACATCGCTTGTTGCTGAATCATCTGAATCTGCTGCTGCATATTGGTGACTTCAGGTGATTGCATGGCCATCTCTCTCGCCTTGAAGTCTACGTGCTGGTAGATGTGCGCTTGAATAAAAGAAGCTACCTGCTGTTGTCCAGGGGGTGCCCCTTGCACCACAGCGGTCTTATACAACTGCAGGTGAGCAGCGATATGAGCATCATGGTCTTGATCTTGAAACGCTTGAGCCGGTTGCCCCTGCAGGAATCCTGCATTCTCCATCGATGGAGGTGTGGGCTGAGGCTGCGGTGGGGGCGGTAGAATCTGCTCAACCTGCTGTACACCCATGGCTTCGTACATTCGACGGTACGCATTGTACATACCCATCGGCCCGTGGATCTGCGGGTTCGCTTGGACCATCTTGAGCATTTCTTGGGCCATCATGACCCGTTGGCTCATTGAGAATATGTTGGGATCAGAGACAGGTAAGATATCAATACGATCATCAAAGTCAGTCGCCATCAACTGCTGCTGACCATTGGCAATCATGTAGGGGTACGCCTTGATGGGCGATTCCTTAATGACCCGCGCCAGCAGGTTAAATTCTACTTTTTGCGAATAGTGCAGACGCTTATGGATGGCGCTCATAACCCGACTGCCACGCTCTAATAACGCGATCGTCGTACCTACCGGAGCTTGCTGATTGCCATCGCCTACCTGCATATCGGCAATGCTCGCAAACCGTTTGCCTGACTCTACCAACATGCCGAGCAGCTGCAGCAGTGTTCCGCTGGGCTCCTTGAAGGGCAGTGGCATCAACGCATCCCGCAAAGACCCACCGGGGGCATCCATGTCGCGGAACTCACCTGGCTGCAGCGGGGTGTCATCATCCCTGATTCGGATGCCTCGAGCCTTAAATCCAGCAGGCAGATTCGCCAACGTGCCTGCGTCAATCAACTGCCGCAAGATGGAAGTCGAGGCTTTCGACAGCCCGCCAATCATGTGCGTCAGGCCAAAGCCATAGAAGCCCACCCCAGGCAAGAACTTGTAATGTACAAAATAATCTATGCGCTTCCGCATAGGGTCGTTCTGCAGGTAATTCCTGCGGATAGACAAGACTTGAGATTGTTTGGGCAGAATAGTGACGATGTACGGCAGCTTGATGCCTGTCTCCTCACCCTCCATGTCCATGTCTTCAAACCCAGGCAAGTTGAGATCTATGTGGATTTCATACAGTTCTGACTCGTAATCACCACCACCTGAGGGCTTTACGCCTTGGAGATCATCAATCTCTTCCTCGACTTCATCGTACCCTTCATCGTCAGAGCCACGGTTAGAAATCGGCCCTTTCTTGTAGAACCCCACCTGCTGGAGCTTCTTCACCTCATTTGTGGGCATATCCACTACATGCGTGATGCGTACAGCACTTTCCAAACTAGACGTACCGTAAGGCACAATCAGCTTTTCAGAGGGAATAAACCGCGAGACAGGTCGCCCCAGCGATTGGTCAAAATGGACTTTACGGAACGCGCTGCCTGACAACGGTAGATAAAACAACATCTGGTCCGTTTCAGGATCGTACTCGCGCATCTCCTGCATCAGCAGATAGTTCATGTACTCCTGAACACGCGCAGCTTGCAGGTCTGTATTCGGTGAGCCCATACCGATCGTCTGCGTCTTGACCGGACCACCAGGGGGCAACAATTCTTTGTACGCAGATGCTTGAAACTGTGTGACTGATTCAGCCAATAACGGATGAATCACGCCAGACGCACCATCAAAGGGTTCCGTCCGGTCCTCAAACTTCATGCCTAAGAACTCAAGACCTTCCTTGTATTGGTCCATCCAGTCTTTGCGTGATGCTTTGTCATCATCGATATCTGCCATGCAGTCGCTGAACACACGGCCTAAATCGCCGTCTTCCATCATCTCTGCAAGGTTGTCGTTGAAGCCACCAGCAGGCATATCGCCCATCATGTCTTCAGGGCCAAAGACTATCGTACCGTCTTCTAGCGTTTGAACATCTTCTTCGTCAATGAACTGATCGTCTTCGCCCTCGACTCCGACTACGAGTTCCTTTGATGAGTCCTCAATATTGAGCTCATCTATGTCAACGTCATCGACGCCTCGTTCAATCGCCATGGGCTACTCTTTGTCTGCGTACAGGTTGTCAAAGATTCTATTGACATCCAACGTATAATCCAAGTCAGATTTACTGTAGTGGATATGCTGCGAAGGCTTAAAATCAGGGGCTCCCTCGCCTAACTCAAACCAAGCAGGGTGGGTAACCCTCACTCTGTTATTGGGCAGCGCCACAATATTCCCCGTCCATGGTCCTGCGTCCAACAACTCCAGCACATGCGATTGCTTGTGTTGAGCAGGATCATCAGCGATTTCATTCTCTGCGTAATCCACTGTGAAATAATACTTGGCGGGATAAAAATCCCCATCGATTTTTGCGATCCACGGGCAGGGCGTGCAGCGATCTAGCACATACACCGCATGGGTGTGTGATGAACAATCCCACGGCTGGGCATCATGCACTGCCATCGGTTCTGGCCATTCTTCGTACGGTGTATCTGCGACTAATGCAGTAATCGGCATGCGTGCCCACATGGCCCCGCCGTGTAC